ATGCAAGGCTTGATTGTTGATTTCATGGGTGGCGCATCTGACAAGCAGCACCGGGTCGTGGCTGATGAGGCCGAGCTAGATCGGCTAGGGTATCGGGCTTATCTGACTACGCGCGACAAGGCTGGAGAAATTCATACCCTTGCCGTCCCGCTTGCGTGGACTGAAGACGAAGCAAGCTGGGCCATCCTGGAAAAGATGTCCTTCAAGAGCCTGGGCAATCCGGTGATGTGGTGACATTGCCGCAGAGCCGGCGAAGCCGGCCTAGACGGGTGACTGGTATTACCCGTCTTTTTCCCATTTTGACCAAAAACCGCCCGTTTTTGCCTTGGTTTTGAGCGATCAAAATTCCAATGTCATCTACCAGTATCCCGCTCCACGGCGCGCAGCGGAACCGGGTCACGGCGCGGGGCAGGGGGCTGTAACGTCACGCCTGCCGCCATTGGCTGCGGGCTGGCCATGCCGCGCAGCCTCATGGCGATCCGTGCGATGTCCTCTTGCTTCGCCGGGCCGGCAATCCGCAGCGCCTTCAGTCCTACGCTTTCCACAACGCCATCCCGCGCGCGGTCCTTGTCTTGCTTGCCCTGGTGCGACCGGTCATCCAATTCCAAGATGGCCAGCATGGTGAGGTCGTCTTTGCAGATGACGAAATCGGCCACTTTCTGACTCATGGTCATCCACAACTTTCTGTTTTCGGACTGTGTGCCACCAGTCACGTTGAGGATCTGGCTAAAGGCAACTTGCGGGAACACGATGAATTCCGGCCCGAGCTCCTTGACCAGCAGCTTGTAGCAATCGATCTCCCGACCTGTGAGCAGTTGCTTCCTTTTCAGCAGGAAACGGCACTTGCTGGCCTGGGCGTGACTTGTGCGTGCCATTCCTGATGTTTTCTTTAGGGCCAGAACGATGAAGGCGAGAAGGACCAGAAGCAGCAGGACAAAAACAAGTAGGTAGCTCACGATAGGACTCCAGCAAGGAAAACCTTCATTGTCTACCTTTTTGTCATTGCGAATCCTGATGGTGTGCAAAAGGCCGGGCTAGCCTTTATCTCTGTGATTGAAGATGCCGCTCAGCAGCATGCCGTAGCGGGCGTCTTGGTGACAGTTATGGCGATAGTAGTCGCGTTCCTTCATCAGCTTTTCAATCAACTCCGCCTGTTGCTGCGCCAGCCGGTGTGCGCGTCGATACTCGGCCAATAGCGGCAGCTCGGCGTAGTTGATCCGTGTGCCGGTCCCTGGGCAAACCAGGGCGTCGGCGCGGTCGCTGAGTTGGAAGTCGCGGAACGGGCCGTACTGCTTGCCAAGGGTCGTGCCTGTGCGATTGATGAGGTAGAGATAGACCAGCTTCGGCACGGGGTCGCGGCCACGTCGCCAGCGCTCAATTTTCTGAGGAGTGACGTCTAGTTCGTTGGCCAGGGTCTGGACGTCGCCAAAGCAAAGCGCCCGGTACAGATCGTCCGGGCGGCATGGAAAGGTGGCCACAGGGTTGTAGTGCTTCATCTGACGGCAAGCATTGAATCAGGGAATGACGTCAGTTTCGCGAAAGTGTTGCGTGCATGCGACATGAATCGTGTCAGTCGCGTAAAAATTTTCCGGAGCAATCTTGCCCATAATTTGACTGACAAGATTTGACATAATATAGATTGTCTATTTTGCTCAAATCGTTGATTCCAATAGCCTTTGCTGCCTCAGGATGTGCGAGAAGGGCGGCCCCTGCGACCCATCCTGCGAGCCCAAGGACGCCTAGTTTTTTTCTTAGCTCCTCCCAAAACGCGCGACGCTCTTCGCTTTTCTCTCTTTCCATTTGCGCAGCTGCAATTACCTCGATTCCTTCCAGGCCCAACACCTGAGCAACCATCATGCAGGCGTAGTTATCCATGATGCGTTCACCCGATAGATACATGCTCATGCCACCGCTGCTGATGCCTAGTTTTTTAGCCTTTTGGTTCTGGCTGATATCGCCCATGGCCTCTAGCGCGTCTCTCAGATAATCGGAACTCCGTTTCATGTCGTCTCCATTGCGCTTACGTATGTGAGCAGTTTATCATCCCCTTAGCTGCTTACGTCCGTGAGCAGTAAATTGTTAACCGATTTATCCAGGGGGATAGCATGTATAGGGTTCACAAGCCACACGCGCCCAAGATAGGGCAGTACCTCAGCCGCCGCCCCTATGCATCGCAGTTCGTGCTCTTCACCTTGGTATCCCGCAGCACGCTGTTCTTCTGGTTTCTGCACAGCGGCAAAAATTCCAAGCTCTACAACTTCCGCCGCGCCAAGTCTCATGCGATCCGCTTGCATGCCTACCTGACAAGTCAGCAACTGAAAAACGTCCAATGTCCTGACTTATCACAAACTGTTGAAATGTCAGTGCCCGCAGATGCCTGGGATTTTGGTCCTTCAGGCATGGATCTGATTGCCGCCCTAGAGGTTGCCTACCAGGACGCAGACAAACAAATGAGCGTTTGGGCGCTTCAGGTGGCGGATCAGCTTCTGACTCGCCGCCACGGCCACAAACCCGCCTTTCTACTCGGTTATGAACAGACTCGCGAAACCTGCTGCGAGTGGATGCGCCGGCTGTTCATGCTGGAAACCCGTTACGGCGTTTACGCCTTTTAACCCGGCCCGTCCCGGCCCTTTACCCTGATGAGGACTTTTCAATGAACGCACTTTTAGCCGGCTTCACCCATTCCAAGGGCATTGGCAAAGAGTCACAACGCCCATTTGACATTATATCGGCCATCGTCCTGAACCCGGCCGGCAATGTCTCCAAAGACAACTTTTCCAAGCAAGGTTTTGGTTACGAAGCCATGGAAATCCCGGTGACTGAGTCGGCCAAATCGGCATTTGTGTCACTGACGTACCCCTGCCGCGTCAAGCTGGTCATTGATCACGAGATGTTTGCCGGCAAGCTCAAAGCCGTGATTTCCGGCGTACAGCATCCGGTTCCGCTGGTGGAGCAACAAGTCAAGGGCTCTGCGTAGGATGAATTCGCTTTTTATCGACAGCATCACGATTTCGCAGACGTATCCGGGGCGTTACAACCCGGATACCGGCGAAGTCGAGCCGACTCTGCCACTGGTGGACTCGGGGGTTGTCGGTAAGTGGGGGCGGGACATGGAAACCGGCGAGCTAGTTGAAGATGCAGAATGGGGGCAGTCCTCCAAGCTGTTTATTCGCGGCTCATTTGACAGCCTTGTGGTGATCAAAAGCGACGGTTTTCGTGTTTCCCTCACCGGGAATATTGGCCGCCTGGATAGGGCTGATAACCTGTTCAATCTCGATTGGGATGCCACCATTGCCAAGTGCAATGAGATCCTGGGGCGTTTCCGTTTGCCTCCTTTCACCAAGGGTGAACAGGTGATAAACGCAAATCCTTCAGCGTATGACCTTCAGCACGGTATCAACTTGATCAAGTGGACCGGCGCAAAGGTTTCAAACTTCCACGTCACAGAAAATCTAGCCACCGGCAGCCCGGAAAACGCGGCTGCTTTTATGGGCTGGGCCTCTACTCAGTCCATGAACAATATCAAGCGGAATCGCACCTGCCCGGAGTCTTGCTCCTGGGGCAGCAAGGCGGGCCGCAAGATGTTCAAGCTGTATATCAAGCACCTTGAAATGCTCGCCCCTGGTCACATGCACGGGCGCTCTAAAACCGAAATCAAAACTGACCCTGTTTATCAATTCGCAAAGGAACAAGGCATTGTGCGGGCAGAGCTTGAGGCAGGTCGCCTTCTGCTGCGTGACAAGAGCCTTCAGTACCTTGGAGACATTACGATGGAAAAAATCGTAGCTCTTTTCCGCTCAGAAACGCAGCCCTTGCTTAACCGCGTCCGCGAGGACATTACCCGCCTGGACATCGAGGGCTTGCCGTCCAAGATCCGCATGACTGCCGCCTGCTACCTGCGCGGCGAGGACGTGCGCCCGCTGCTGTCCCAGGCCACGTTCTACCGCCACGCCAAGCAGTTGCGTGAGTACGGCATCGATATCAATGAACCGTTGGCCAAGTTCGAAAAAATCAATCACGTCATCAAGGTGATTGAGGTTAAGCCCCTCGAGTGCCCTGAATGGTATTGGGCGCATCAGCAGCGGCTGTACGTGGACCGGGTGCGCAAAGAAACCGCCGAGTCGTTGCGCAAGATCGAGCAGCAGGAACGCATGGCCGCCGTCGCGGCGAACGAACAGGCTCCGGCGCTGATGGTCAGCAACGGCAATGTGATCGACGACCCCGACCGCCTGGCGGCCTTTGCTCAGGCGCTGGGCGACTACAAGATTCCGGCGCGTGATGCCTCCGCGCCTCCGCTGGAGTCGGCGCAATTCTCGTCGCCGTCGCAGGGCTATTACCAGGCCTCACGCGGCGGTCGCCAGCTAGGGGAGGGCAGTCATGGCCATTTGCGTCAGCGCTGATGCCGCTGGCCAGCTGCGCACCGTCGCCACGCCGGTCGAGCAGTGTGCCGGGTTGATCATGCTTCAGCCTGGCGATTACCAACAATTTCAGGCTGCCAATGCGCCGTTTGATTACGGCAACGCCTCGGCGATTTGGGCCTTCGCTTTTTCGACTGTTGTCGGCCTCTGGCTGGTCAGTCATTCCATCGGGTTGGTGCTTGGCTTTTTGCGCCGAGCCTGATCCACGCACCGGACGTAATCCGGGATCTACAAGGAAATCCGTGATGTTCAAAAAATCTTTCTCCGTCGCCCTCGCTGTTGTCGCTCCGGTTGCCGCGCTGCTGGCTCCCGCCGCTGCCAAAGCTGCCGCTGTCGGCCCGGATCTGACGCCGCTGACCAGCAATATCGACTTCGGCACCGTCAGCACCGCCGTGCTGGCCATCGCGGGCTTGCTGGCTGTGGTCTACCTGGCCATCAAGGGCGCAAAAATCGTGCTGAGTATGGTCAAGAGCGCCTAACGCAGCAGGTCAAAAACGAGTTGTTGGACTTCGGGGCGCTTCGGCGTCCCTTTTTTTCGCGAGGATGGAATGTCGATCAATGCGCTTTGGTATCTGTTTATTTTTGCGTTCGGCATGGTCTGCGGCTTTGTCGTCGTCCAGGGATTGCGGGGGCACTGATATGAAACTGTGGAAGCGGATCGTGCTGATTTTTTCGCTGACGTCGGTGCTGTTCCAGCAGCAGGTTTACGCCAGTCCCGCCCTGGCGCTGGCGCCGGTGTTTGAAGGGGTGGTAAACCGGGCGATAGGCAAGGCCATTGTGATGAACCTGGAGCGCCGGGGCGTGATGTACGCCGCCAATGACGCCGTGTTCGCACGCACCATGACCTATGTAGGCAATGCGGCGAACGATGCCATGTGGGCCAGCACTGCGGTGACGACGATTGCCGCCGTCGCCGGCGCGCCGGTGTGGCTGACCTGCGCCCTGGGCGTGGGAGCGGTGGCCGCCGTGGGTGCCATCGCCTGGGGCGCGTACAAGCTCACGCAGGAATCCGCCACGGTGCCCGGGCCTAATGGCCAGGAAACGCCCAAGCTGATGCCGAACGGCCAGCCGGAGCCGGCCGCGCTGACGCTGTCCCATGCGACCGCCACCGACACGCCCACCACGCCACAACCGCAGCCGGTGCCGGTGCCCGGCGCGGGAAGTTTTCGGCTTTACCGCAGCCCGCTATGCAATGCTTCGCTCAGCTCCGATTGCGCCGCCCTGCCCGAAGCGGGTCCGGAGTTCCCGCTCTGGACCAAGGCCGTCGGCTCCGCCAATCAAGCCTTGTTCGTGATGTCAGGGGCCGATGCCACGCAGCAGTATCAGGCGAATTTGCTCAGCACGCTATGCAAGCCCAGCTACAACCGGAACAACTGCCGCGTGACCTGGCTGAAGCCGATTGATTATCAGCTGGAGGATCAGCCCGCGCCGCCTGGTTGGCCTGGCCCATGGAATCCATCGCCAAGTAAACGTTGGTACGGCATCTATCGGTTTGAGTACGACCGGGGCGGGCCGACTCAATTCGATGGCGGTACGGTCTATCTCATGCCTAACGAGGCGTACAAACCGCCCACATCGACCACGGGCACGCTTGAAGATGTCGTCAAGTCGCTGACGGACGAGGATCTGAAACAGCCGGTACCGGATGCATTGATTGCCCAGCTGGCGAATCGCCTCTGGCAGCAGGCTGCCGGCAAGCCTGGCTACGATGGCCTGCCATACTCGGCGACCGATCCCATCACGGCGGAGGACATCGCCAAGATGCGCGCCGAGAACGCGGATATCCGCCCGACCTGGGGCGACATGATCAATAGCACGCCGTCCCGAGCGCCTGGCCAGCCGGTGCCGATCTCGCCGAATCCCATCCCGCTGACGCCGCCGACGCCCACCCCGAATCCCAACCCCACGCCGGATCCCAAGCCGAATCCAGAACCCAGCTCGAAACCCGACTTGGGGCCAGATCCGGGCGTAGGCGTGCCGGGCCTGGAGAACATCCCGTCTGCCGCCGAGATCCTGCGGCCGCTGCTGAACCTGTTCCCGGAGCTGCGCAACTTCCGCATGCCGAACCATTCAGGCGAGTGCCCCAAGCCGGTGTTTGATCTGTTCGGCCAATCCATCCAGATGACTACGCACTGCGACCTGGCCGAGGAGAACCGCGCGGCGATCTTCTCCACGATGTCTGTCGTTTGGATGCTGGTCGCGCTGTTCATTATCCTTTCCGCTTGAGGTCGCCATGGCTCCACTTTTCGGCATTCTGGTTTCCGCGCTCAATACCGCGCTGGCGTTCCTGGTGCGCAGCATCATCGTCAAATTCGTGACCTTCTTCGCGATGTTCTTCGTCGTGCATGAGTTCGTCCCGGTCATTGAGTCGTTGCTACCCAACGGCTACGGCGTGTCGTCCAGCCTGGTCACGCTGACGTCCGGGACTTGGTACTTCCTGGATCTGTGCGCCTTCTCTATCGGCTTCCCGGCGGTGGTCAGCGCCGCCGCGATCCGCTTCATCATCCGCCGCATTCCGATCATCGGGTAATCGCCATGCCAATCAATGTCTATACCGGCCTGATGCGATCGGGCAAAAGTTATGAGGTCGTCTCCTCGGTGATCCTGGACGCGATCGCCCAGGGCCGCCGCGTCGTCACCAACGTGGACGGCATCAACAATGAGCGCATCCGCGCCTACCTGGCTGACAAGCGCAAGCTCAAGCCTGAGCAGCTGGGCGAGGTGAGCCATGTCACCAACGAGGACGTGTTCCGGACGGACTTCTTTCCGTACTACGACGACGCCAAGTCGGCCCACACCGACACCGTGGTGCAGCCGGGCGACCTGGTATGCGTCGATGAGGCCTGGCGCTTCTGGGGCACGGACTGCAAGCTGCTGAAGGAACACAAGTCCTTCTTCCTGGAACACGGCCATTTCACCCACCCGGAAACTGGCGTGGCCTGCGACCTGGTGCTAATGATCCAGGACATGGGCACACTGCACCGCTTCGTCAAAAATGTGGTGGCCTTCAGCTTTCGCACCCATAAGAAAGTGTCCCTGGGGCTGGGCCAGGTCTACAGCATCAATATGTATGAGGGGTGGAAGCAGAACGGCAAAACCTCGACCGGAACCTGGGTCAAGAAGTACAAGCCGGAAATCTTCCCGCTGTACCAGTCGTTCAAGGACGGTGCCCAGGGCAAGACCGTCAATGCCGACGCTCGGCAAAACATCCTGGCGAGTAAAAAGCTGTGGGCGCTGGTGGGCGGCATGGTGCTGACGGCAGGCATGTCGGCGCGCTACACCTGGCTGTTCTTCCACCCGAAGCCGAAGGACGAGGCCACTGCTGCGCCCGCAGATCCTGGCAGGCCTTCTGCACCAGGCACTGCGCCCGCCGCACCCGCTGCGCCTGCGAGTCCGGGCTATTCCGACGCCTGGCGCGTGGTGGGCCGTTACGAGAGCAACGGCACCGCCTGGGTGGTCGTGGCGAATGGTGCCGGCCATCTGCGCGTTGAGTCTCCCTCGGTCTTCAACAACGACGGCATGGCCATGATCGGCACGATTGATGGCCAGCGCGTCACCCGCTGGACTGGCGGGGTTTCCTCTTCACTTGTCGGCGAGTCGAAAAAATGAAATACCTGTTTGCCTTCTTCATCCTCTTGGCCAGCGTGACGCGCGCGGCGGATCTGCCGGCGAAGGCGGTCAAATTCGACTTTCAAGGGGTGCCGGTCTCCCAGGTCGTTCAGCTGGTCTACACGGATGCCTTGAAGTCGGGCTACGTGCTCGATCCCAAGGTGTTGCAGGATACCCGCGTCGTGTCGTTCCGCTTCGACGGCAAAGGCGATTTGCGGGCCTTCTGGCGCGCGTTCATGGACAGCCTGGGCTATCAGGTAGACAGCCGCGCCGGCATCGACTTTGTCCAGGCCAAGCCGGAGGCCCAGGCGCTGGCGGGCGAGGTGTTTGTCTACCGGCCCAAATATCGCGACGTCAGCTATCTGGCGGATCTGCTGGGGCCGTTCGTCAAAGGCTCGTTCGCGGCCAATCGCACCATTGCCGTGCCGCCTGAACAGCGCTCGGACAAACCGGCGCCCCAAGGCTCAGCCGCGGCGCTGCTCGACAAGGCCGGCTCTGATGTCCTGCTGTTCCAGGGCGACAAGACCGACATCCAGCGGCTCAAGCAGATCCTGCCGCAGCTGGACACGCCGACAGGACAGGTAATGGTCCGTAGCCTGGTGTACGAGGTGAACACCGGACGAAAGGAGGGCAGCGCTTTCGACCTGCTGCTGTCTGTCCTGGGCGGCAAGCTATCGGTAGGGCTGAACACCACAGCCAGCCAGCAAGACAGCTTCATCCGCTTCAAGTCTGGCACGGTTGACGCCGTGTTCAGCGCCTTGGCCGGCGATAGCCGGTTCAAGGTGGTGACCAATAGCCGGCTCCTGGTCAACTCCGGCCAGGTGGCGCATTTGTCGGTCGGCCAGGACGTGCCCACAGTGTCGTCAATCTCGTACCCGAACGGCGGCAGCACCCCGGTTCAGTCGATTGAATACCGCTCTTCGGGCGTCATCTTCGACCTGACGCCGAATGTTCGCCCTGGTGGTGTCGATATGCGGGTACGCCAGCAGATCAGCGACTTTGCCAAGACAGAAACCGGGGTGGACAACAGCCCGACGCTGACCAAGCGCGAACTGTCGACCTCGGTCGCGGTGGCGGATGGCGAAATGGTGTTCCTGGGCGGCCTGCAGCAGAACAAGGAGGGGGGCAGGCGCAAGGGTTTCAGCTTCCTGCCGCGCGCCCTGGACAGCGCGTCGTCGGATGCCAGCGCGAGCGAAATCGTGATGCTGTTGCAGGTCAGCACGCAAGGCCGGGGCGGATAAGCGCCCAGCAGCCGCCCGCCCGCAGCGGCAGCGAGGACGGACGGACTGCGGGGCGGGAAGCCGCCGGGCCACATCGAGCGGGCATGCCCCACATCGTCGCGCCGAAGCGCGCGTTAGAACCTCTCCTGCCTGTCAATATCCAAACCGGAAGCCGCACGCGGAGCACAGCCATAGGCGAGCACCGAACGGGTGAGGATTTGCGTTATTGACGGGCCTGCCCACGTAAAGACCCTCCACGGCAAGGCCGGGGGATGTTGGCTTGCCAAACATCCCCGGGGCATGCCGCCCGGCGAGGGCGCTTTTGACTTCCCTTGGACGAGATCCACACCAACGGTCAGCAGACAGTTTGTGCGGACTTGGTTTAGCATTTCCTGAAATTTCACGGAGAAACGCATGCGGGATTTGAGTAGATTCATGGCCCTGGCGTGCCTGCTGCTGGCCGGTTGCAGCACTGCCGCCACTTCGCAACAGGATGACGTCTTTACCGATGATGCTAGGGCCTTGGGCATTGTCCTGGTCAACCATACGGATCGCTATGTTTCCCAGGCCTATGTCGGCAAATATTGGGCGGCAAATATTGGAAAACGCTATGAGGATGGCTCGCCACGCGGGGGGAACTCGTCGGTCTGCTGCTATTCAGGCGTGACCGACTGGCGCAAGCCGGTTCGAGTGGCCTGGACATGGGGCCGAGAGGAAGAGCCCGGAGTCGCCAATAAAAATGGCACTTATACGCCAGGCAAGCTGATTCTTCCCGATGAAAGACATGAGGTGATGGCCAAATTCCCGCCGCGCTTCCCGCTTGATAGCCCGGATCGCTTCAAGCAAGAGACCGCGCTTTGTGTGATTTTTAGAGATTTGAATACGGTGGATTTGGCGTATTCCGTTGGCGGGTTTGATTGCGATAAAAAATAA